GCATATCCGATGAAGTGTTATCTATATTTGAAGACGCGGTAGATGTTCTTAATACCCCCAACAGATGGCAAGAGCATCTAATACGCAGAGGTGCTTTTCTTGGTGAACTTGAACGCCTGACAAAACGAGAGTATGGAATTGACTTGATAGACACCATTAATCAGGGCAAGATACGTGACCTGCTTAATGATGCGTCAACAGTTAGGCCGGAAGGTAAACGTTCTTTTCTAAATCTTATTGAAGATGCAACCAATAAAGCACTTGATATAACATATGCAAAGCAACCAGAGGTTCCTGTATTTCGCAGCACTTCACAGTTCATTGTTCGCAATGGCCTGACTGTTGTATTGCCATTCCCTCGCTTTATGTTTAACAGCATGGAGTTAATGGGGCAGTATGCTGGTGGTGCCTCTATACCTCTAGCTAACCGAATTAAAAGCATAGTTACAAAAGGCGAAATAGAGGCATTAACTGCTAAAGACAGGCAGAGAATAACCCGCAATCTAATTGGCATAGCCGTTGCCGGTGCTGCTTATCAATACAGAACAATGGATGATGCTCCGTCTGACTATAAATTGCTTCGCACAAGTGAGGGAACTGCTATGGATGTTACTCCACAGTATCCCATGCGTCAATTTATGTATGTTGGAGAAGCGACTAAACGCTTAATGGATGGCACATTTAGCGACTGGTTTGACGTTAAAGAGTTTAGTGAAACCTTTGTCGGCACAAACATTAGACAGGGGGTAGGCCAAAGTTTGATACAAGAAATTGCTGAACTTGCGGGTGGTTTGGACTTAACTGCAGACGAAACATCGGGTAGACTAGCCGGGCGTTTAGTAGGAAACTACCTGTCTACTTGGGCCGTGCCTTTTGCCCAGATTATTGAAGCAGAAAGAGGGCTGGGAATGCGCGGTCTTGAGTATAAAGACACGGCGTTTGACCCTAAATTGGATTTTCAATCTAGCTTTATGGAAAATCTACAGCGTCCCTTTACTAGATTTGAATCACCTGCTGCTGAAGCGGATAGGCCAGAGCGAGAGTTTCTCTTTGCCGAAGAGAAAAGACGTGTTGCTCCAATGGCCCGTGTTCTTGGCGGTCTTAACATAGCTACTATGGATGATGACTACGGAGAATATATCGCTAGCTTTGGCTTTACTGATTATGGGTTAGGCAGTAAGTCTAAAGTGGGAAGCATACGTAGGTATGAAAATGAAGCTATACGTAACTACCTGCCCATGATTGCTGAAGCAGCAAAAGAATTAGAAGCAGATGCCCGTGCTAAATATAGCAAGTCAAATGATGCTCTCAAAGAACGCATTACAGAAGAGGCGTATGTGTCTAGCCGTGTTCGTAACTTTATTGAGAAGCAAATTAAATCTGTGAAAAGAGAAATCTCTGATGGCAAAACTCTTGCTGCAGGGGCTGATGAATATGTAGAAGCTATGCTGACTTACCGAAGAATGGGTCCATCTACACGGAAAGATGCTACGGTTAGGTTTGTTGAAATGCATGGAAGAGACCCCGATGGAGCAAGCAAAGATGATTTGAAGAGTCTTGTTGTCATAGGAAAAGCGATAGAGCAAGCATACAAATAAAAAGATGGGGGCAATTAAGCCCCCATTTTCATAAGCAGTTACATATTGTGTTAGTTAAGCCAGCACCTACAATAAACAGCACATATGCTACGATAGCTGCTATCCATATGTGACTAACGATTGTCCCCAGAACCGCCCAGCTTACCACGGGCTTTGCGGCCAGCCAGTTTCTGCAAGTTGTTTTCCATGACATGGCCTAAGTCCATTTCCAATTCATCCAGTAATACTGCACAATACCACAACACATCTCCTACCTCATAGGCAAGGTCAATCTTCTTCTGCACAAACTCCTCTGGTCCTGCACCATCACGAATGAACTTCTTGACCTTATTTGCAATCTCCCCTGCCTCTCCTACCAAGCCAAGAGAAAGATACTCCATAGCCTGATGCTTGGGGTAGATAGCTGTGCTGCAAGCACCGTCTTGATATTGTTTAGCTGTAATCATACTCTTACGCTTCTCCTTCATCCACTGTTTAGCTTCTTGCTCCAGACCCATTTAACTTCTCCAAGTTCTTAAAGTATGCAGAGTTCCACCCCCGCTGCCACTCCCGATATGGAGTGGTATCTTTCTTTAGTGGGTTGGCAACAGCATGAAACTTGTTCTTACGAATCTGCACACGCTTAAATGCGTCATACCCATCCTCAAAGTGTTCAGTCAGGCTTTTGTTCATCTGCTTGCTTCTCCTTAAATGCTTTGATTACATCTGATGAAAACAACTTCTGCAGATTCAAAAGATACATGCGAGAAGCATTGTTATCACCACCGGATACAGACTTCTTGTAGTCAAGATTGTCAATGATACGTTTCAGACTCTTTGTGTCAAACACAATTGTTGCAAAGATGTCTTCACCAATACACAGATTATGAAACCAGTAATCTGATTCAGTGGCTGCAATGCCACTTGGCTTTCCGTATGACTCGTATTCAATGCATATGTTTCCAGTGCGTTGCCATACATCACGCTCACTCTTGACTTCAATCTTCTTGTCTTGTAGCATATCTGCTACAAGTTTCTCTCGCACCTTTCCATATTCAAGGTCAATATCAAACTTCTTTCTGTCTGCTACACTAGGTTCAAGATTCTCCATTATCCACAGTCTCCTCTATCTGTTGAGGTTGCACAAAGAACTTATTCAGCATCTCTAGCTTATCGTGATACTCAGATACGTGAGCAAGTTCCGCTTCAATTGCTTCCTGTATATCCTGATGTTCACCAATGCCAACTGGATGTGTAAGAAGCACTTCTATATTAGCTAGGTGTTTATTAATATGCCCTGCTAAATGTGAGCGTTGAGCATTAATTAGTATCTGTCTCATTATCTTCCTTCTCCTTTTCTAGTAGCTTCTTCCACTCTTCATAAAACGGGTGAGAACTAGGTGGTTTATACTGCACCCAATCCTCGCCCTGTTTCCATATTGGCTTAGAGTTTTTCTGTGTCTTCTTTGAACGTGTCATTTGCTGTTGTTTCTTCATACTCGTGCATGTCTTCCAAATACTGAAGTGACCTCTTCAGCACAGCTATTAGACCTTCAGCAATCATAACACGTTTTGCTGCATCGTCCAAGTCAAATGTGACAGTTGCACCACCGTCATCATCCTCTACATAATCTAGTATCTCAATCTTCATTTTCAATCCAATGCTTACACCAAAATTGTTCACCACACTTTTCAATCTCTTCTTTGGGATAACCTTCTTGTATCATCCATCCGTTGAGATTGAAAGACTTCTTTACCCCGTAGTCACTGCCACCATAATAAATAACCGCCTCTGATGGTAGTGCCTTTGGAAAGCCATACTTCCACCCGCTTGGTGGGTCAATCATGTATCGCATGTTTAACTCCCTTCGTAAAGTGCATAGGTGGGACTTGACTAATACCCACATCAGGCTAGTAACTATCTAATACTTCGCCCGAACTACACGTTTGCTGGTTGAGCAGGAGAACCACTCCCCGTGTATACCTTACCCCCGTTACACAGGGGTTATTCAGCCACTATGCGACCCCACCGTCATGGGGACTAGTTGCGTTTTCTAAAGCGATGCCTAAAGAAAACAATTACGTTTATTGTAGTGTTGATGGTAATGGCAGTAAGTAACCACCATTGCCACCAGTTAGGCCAGTCTAGCCCATCCGTCATGCTGCTGTCAAGTCTACAACTTCACAGACACCTGCTGTGCAAGCAAGTTCACGTCCACCTGATGTAGTGTCTTCCTTCTCAAACTCCTGCAGCAATGACCAGTCTACATTATCTGGCATCTTTGTCAAGAACTCTTTGTATGTTTCTTCGTTAATATCCTGATAAGGTGCTTGCTGATATGTATGCTCACTGAATGGCAGGAAGCTAATGCCTGACACTTCATCAAAGTGATTATACACCCATGAACCTACATCCATCCACTCATTTTCTTTCACAGAGATTGTGACAGAAGGTTTGTGTTCACACCAGTGACGCTGATACATAAGCCACAGTTCAAGCTGTTCAATAGCACTCATGTCAGTCCGTGTTACCGCACGAGAAGGTGACTTCATCGGGAAGCTAAACACTGTAGTGCTATCCGGCTTCATCACGTCTGGTTCAGCAGGGATACCAGCATTGACCAAGAACTGTGTCAGTGGGTCTTTGTTATCACCACGCACCGTCCGAATGTAATACGGATTGTGACGTGCATGAATACCACTTGCTGCATCCACAAGCTGTGACACAGTGCCGGATGGCTTGACGCAGGTAACAGCAGTGGACTGTGGAATACCAATCATCTCTGCATAGGCTTTGTTTGTTTCAACAGCCACATCACGCAGACCTTCAAGCAGAGACCCAATGTTTGTTCCAAGAGTAGAACTACGGCCTGATGTCAACTCGTTGTCCATGATACCCGTCAGGGACACACCAAGCAAACGCTCTTCCTCTGTATTTGTCTTCCAAATCTTACGCAGATACTTGAAGTCTGTCAGTGTGGCTTGCAGTGTGCCAAGAATAGTGGCCAAGCGCACCTTCTCTTTCAAAGTCTCTTCCGTATCGGATGCACGGACAACTACCTCTGACAGATTACAGAACTGATAGGGACGCAGGATAATCTCACTACATGGATTGCATCCGAAGTCATGCTCAATGTCACGCCGACCATTCTTGGATGCTTGCATTTTTGCGGATTGCCTGTTAAATATGCCACGTTCCCCAGACTTTGATTCATACAAGGACAACCATTCACGCATGAATGTTCCCATCTGTGGCTTCTCTTTGTAGGCAACGCTGTTGTTTGCCAGCGCACGTTGCCCTTCTTGCTCCCACCACTGTCCTGCCTTTGCGTGACGCATCTGGTCATCGTTCAAGTTAGACAGGCTGATAAGTGCGCTACGGCGAACACCGCCAACAACAACAACCTCACCAATCTTACACATGATGTCGTGGCACTCAATAGGATACAGCCTACGACCTGCAGAACCCTTAAACTTCTCAATGCAGAAGTTAAACAGTTCCACAAGCGGCTGTGGGCCAGAGGCACGACCACCAAATGTCTTGAGCCTTGCACCTGCAGGACGCACTTCACTGACATCCCACTTAGGAACTTGTCCAGTGTAAAGCATAGCGATAAGTTCCTTCAGAGACTTTGCCCAGCCCGGACGACTGTCGCCTACTTTGATTATGGTGTCTGTATCATGAAACTCTTCATTCACTATGGGCAGCTTCTCAATGTGGTGACGCTCAACGCTGAAGCCAACGCCTGTGCCACACATAAGAATATACATAGTCTCGTCAAATGCACGAGGACTATCAACTGGAACATAGGAACAGTTGTAGCCACCTACATGGCAGCGGTCAAGAGCAGGGCCAGCAGTCATCAATGCCCTCATGCTGGGCATGACTTGCTGTGTAAGCACTGCTTCTTCCAACTCACCCCTCAGTGAATCAGAAAGCTGATAGCCATGCTTGCGAGACAGATGCCCAGCCATATAGTCAAAGTATCTTGCGACAGTTTCATTCCAAGTTTCCCTGCGTTGCTCGTCATCTTTCCACCTCGCATAACGAGACAGTGCAATAAAGTTTTGGTAGTCTGTTGGTAAATAGTTATTCATGGGGTCACTCCTGTATTGTCTTAATATGTTTGATAACAGCACCGTCTACATCATAGAAGTATTCCTGTATACTGTCCTCTATTTCAACTGCTACATCACCGTCAGCAGGAACGGGGTATTCTTCGGGGTCAATGTCTATTGTGACAAACACTTTAACTCGCATCTGCCACCTCTATCAATTTTTCCAGATACCAATGGGCTTTCTTCAAGTCTTCTGAGCCGTTCTTGTAGCGGTAACGCCACAGATACTTCATGATGTTTCCTTGAAGATAGTATTCAAAGCCATCACCACAAGCAGCTTCTATAGCTTCAATGCACTCTATGCCTTGCTGATTGTAATGAGGCGGAGAGTTTACCATGTCACTCTGCATTTCTGCTTGCTTCATATACTCTTCATGTCGCATTACGCACTCCCTTTTGTTCGTGTTCCAAAGTTTAAGTGGACTACATTGCCATCCTCTTTCGTGACAACTAGCTGTGGTTCTTCTTCTATCACAGGACTAGGGTCTGTGTCAACATGTTCCATCACAAATGCATGGGCCAATTCCCTCATTTGTGAATTAAGTTCCATCAGAGGAACAGTAGCACACATCATCTTTGTGAAGTGCATCATCTGTGAGTAGCTTTCATCATCAAGGTCACAGTCGCCACTTGTCATTATGGCTACGTCTATCTCACCTGTCCATTCACTATCAACTACAGTAGGCCGAATACGAACTACGAAGTCATTGTCATTTATCTCAAAGAAATTTGCGTCCATTGTCATCTCCTTTTCACTTTGTTACCACTAAACTTAATAAACTTGGGATGTTTATTCTTGCCCCTTTCTTTGAGCCAGTCTTCAGGAATGATGCGGTCATAGTATCTAAAGCCATATCGTATGCACCATTCACCATACGATGACTTTGCTCCCTTGCGCAGCTTGCGTCTGCTATTCTCAAACACAAACCGTATATCTAATTTAGGGTGTTGTTTCTTAATGGCAAGATGCTTACGCCTATCTGCTGCCGTAAACATACCCTTTGTCTCTATGATTATTCCATTATGCAGCACGAAGTCAGGCGTGTATGTTCTGTATGCAAGGTCTTCCCACTCAATCTTAACTTGCTCATAGAGATACTCAATATGTAACTCGTCAAGTGATTCAGCAACCTTACACTCAAGACCACTACGATAGCCTTTCTTTCGTGCTGCAATGAACTGTTTTGCGTTAGGCATCTATTTATACTTCTCGTCTAAAGTAATATAAGGCACCATCTTAGGTTCTTTAGCCTGTGACATTACTGAAGGACGTTCTTCTAACGTAGGCCAGCAAGCAAAACGATAAGAACAGAAGATACAGTTTTCATTCAAGACTGTGTTGCCTGTGGGCTTGCCTCTGAATGTTTCAGGTGTAGGCTCAAAGCAACGCTCAAACTTATTGTCTTTGACAGTCTGTGTTGTCTGCTTGATGTTGTCAAACTCTTTGTCTACATCCATTCCAGATGCTGGCACATACTTAAACTGGCCATTGGCCTTATTAACGACCCACCAACCACCAGCACGTTTGCCTGATGCTTTAGCGTATCCGGCAAGCTGGCCTATGTAACCAAAGCTGTCATGCTCTGCTAGTTTATCATAGGACTCAAACTTGTTTTGATAGGACCAGTTAGACGCAGACTTAACATCATCAACAGCACCATCAATAACAATATCATACGTGCCGTTGATGGATGTGTTGTCATCAACATTAAGTGTAACTTGTTCAGCATCTTCATACTCTACTCCTGCTTCTTTAAGAAGACCCTTAAATACTGCCTCAACAATATCTCCAAGCATCATGTTCATAACGAATGTAGTAGGCAATGGCAATGCTTTCTCTGGCTCATTCTTCTCAAACCAAAGTTGGCAAGTGGGACGACCCACATTGGACATACGCAATGTGAAATCGCCCCGTGACTTACCACTACCAAACTGTCGCTTTAGTGCATCAGCTACATCATCTGCTACCTGTTTGATTGTAGCATCAGACATAGTGGACTTGCCGGAAACGGCATTTTCCATATACTGATGTAAAGCGAGTTCAGCAGGGTGATTCATTATGCCACTTCCTCTTCTACTTCAATGTCAACTATACCATCCACAATGTATTCATCGTCTTCATCGTTGTGAGAAGATGCTTTCTCTGACCAAGCATTAATGATGTATTCATTGTAGTTCTGCACCCACTGCATAAAGTCTGCAAACATAGTCTGCTCTGAGTCAGTGAGTTCCAAAGAGGTAGACAAATCAAGAGACACTAACGGAACATAGAACACAGCACCAGTTGGAATCTTGCGTTCCTCTGTATTGGCAGTAATGATGTGCTGCACGGGCAGACGTTTCATCTTAGCCAGCTTCGTAAAGGCAGTGCCTACATTCTTGAATGCGTCACGGTTATCAATCTCCCAGATAAAAGGTGTCTCACCTACATCTACGGAGTTGCCGCTTGCATCGGTAGCACCAACCAGTTCAACTGTGCCAAGCACTACCCGCACTCGCTTAATCTGCTTGATAAGTTCCTGCGTTTTCTCTGGTAGTTCTTTGAAGTCCTTAATCCAACCAGCAGGTTTGCCACAGTTAAAGCCACCATCATTGTCCTTCAGGTCAATGTTCAGACTATCAGCCATTACAGTCTTTACGTAACGGTTAGGGCTATCACCTACCCCACGAACAAACCGCTTATACATAAAGCGTTGCAAGAACGGGCGAATCTTAATGGACTCTGCATAGTATGTAGGACCATCTGGAATTTCCAGCTTATATGTTCCGCCGCTTACGACTTCCATATTTACTGTCTTTCCATTTACGTCAGCCTCACCCATAACTGGAGAGTGGTTGATGCGCAATCGTGCAAGGGTGCTGCTTTGCTTCTTTTCCCCTGCAGTTTCATTGGCTATGCCCATAGCCTTTGCCATAGCTGCATAGTTGTTAGTGTCAATAGTTGTTAATTGCATGTTGTTATACTCCTTCTTTCGAGTTAATGAACCGTAGTTATATCACGAAACATCTTTCGTGTCAAGCCAGTTGGGACCAATTTTTGCCTCAAGTTCTAGTGGAACATTGAATACCAACCCCCAACGAGTTGTAATCAAGTCAGGCAGAACCATGTTTGTTTCCTTAATAATGTCTACACATCTCCTTTCTTCCTGTGGATGAACATCAATGACTATAGAGTCATGCACAGTATTTACCACACAAGACTGCATACTGTCAAGTAATTTATCTATGTGCAGCAAGGCTAATGGCACAATGTCTGCTGTAGCAAACGACTGCACAGGGTAATTCTTTATCTGTGTAAAGTGTGATACCCTGCCACGAACATTGCGGGTTACATCTGGAAAAGAAAACTCCCTGCCAGATGGTGTAGTAATCTTACGTGTGTTTATAGCCTCTTTAGCCAGTCGGGAATGCCAAGCTGCGACTCCCTTGTATTTGTCCGTGAAGTGTTCGTAGTATGCTGCTTCCGCCTTTGTTCTTCCAAAGCCCGTTGCTCCATATAACGGCGCGAATGTATGCGCCTTCGCAGTCTGTCTATCCGTAGGCTGACCAGCATCGGTAATAACTTTAGCGGTGTATGCATGAACATCAAATCCAGTAGAAACTTCCTCAGTTGCAACTCCATCCTGTGATAAATACGCAGCTGCACGAAACTCAAGCTGTGCAAAGTCTGCTTCCATAATCTTGCCCCCTTCAAAGCGAGACACAAACACCTTCTTCACAGGGAATGTGCCGCCACGTGGCATGTTCTGCATGTTAGGGTCAGCACCACTGAACCTGCCTGTGGCAGTGCGATGCTGCAGCAAGCGAACATGCAGCTTGCCATCACTCTTTGTGTGCAGGTCAATGCCCTCAACAAAGGATGATAAGTATGTGTCTACAGCAGACAGCCTACGAACTTTAGCCAAGAAGTCTGCAGCATCCACCATGTTACGGGATACTGCGGTAGATTCCAGCAGTTGAAGATTGCCTTTGCTAGTTGTGAAGCCATTAGCACTTGCCCACTTAGCAGAAGGTGGCTTGAACTTTAGCCCCGCGACATCCACAGTATTAGTAAGAGTGTAACCAGCCCCAAGACAGGTCTTACATTTGTTTCGATTGGCAAAAGGTGTTCCATCTTTCTTTACCTTTCTTACATATCCAGTTCCGTTACAGGTAGAGCATTGCTCTGCCCTTGTCTTATACATTCTCTCTGTTCCACTAGCAATCAGGCTGCGGAAGTCAGCATCATTCATGTATGGGTCAATGGCATTAGCCCAATAGGTTTTGTCATTAACCTTGCGGCTGTAGATAACCCATGATAGTTGCTCTGGGCTGTTCAAGTTGATAGGTGTATCGCCCATCAGTTCACGAACATGTTGTTGCAGGTCAGCCTCAAGCCGCTGCTTCTCTGCTTCAAACTCTTGCCGCACTTCATTCAGCTTGGTGCGGTCTACGCTGAAGCCGCGCTGATAGATACGTGCAAGGCACACAGCTACCTGATTAGTCAGGTCAACTGTTCCCATAAGACCACTGTCGCTTGGTGTGTTCAAGCTATACATCAACTTGTCAGATAGCTGTTGCGTAGCGTGTAAGTCGGCAATGAGGTATTCACACAGTTCCTCATGCGGAATGTCACGAGTGCTATAGCCTTTTGCAAAGTATTCTTTCAGCGTGTCCTGCTTCCTTGTGTCTAGTTCAAAGCGTTCCGCACAAGCCTCAAGTGATAGAGGCTCCTTCTGCCCCCGTTGCAATACATAGGCCGCAAGCATAGTGTCAAACACGGGGCCATCATAATGGAAGCCTGACTCCCAGAGCCACAGCAAATCGTGCGCTGCGTTATGCATGATAAGAACGGTGGCCTTATCAAGCCAGCTTTGAACAACCCAATGCCCATTTACTTCTGGCTCTACCTCTGAATGGTCAAAGGTAACGATGCGTTCTTCTCCTGTGTCAGAGAGCATACCAACCATAGTCAGTGAGTTCTCTGGCTCAAAGGGGTCAAGATGCATCTTACCACCACGCTTGGTGACAGTGTTCTCTACGTCAAGTGTCAGCTTCATCCTTCATACCTCGCTGTCAGATAGTTCAACTCACAATTCACCATGCCGTGCCAGCCATTCAACTTGTTCTTTACAATGTTAAGATGGCGTAGAGGACTATCTTCTTCCTGCCCTTCCACAGACGGAGACTTTCCAATCAACACCATAAGGTCAGCCTCTGCCGCTTTACCTGTGCGGCTGCCCTGCATCATGCTCTGGTTTAACGTAGCACGGCCTTCTGCATCTGCACTCAGCTGCGACATGTAAAACACAGCACAGTCATAGGTCTTGGCAATTCTTCGAGCATATATAGCACAGGCAGCCAATGCTTGGTCTTCTCTTGCATATGAACCCGGCACAGTAAATTTGTCACCCATATCAAGCACAAGAATGTCGGGCTTGTATGATTTACACACGGACTCTACCCATGCCATGTCACGGCCTTCAGCTTCCTTAATCTTGATGTTGTCCATCACGGGTTTGTATAAGGCATGTGCTTTTGACATATTATCACGAATCTCACGAGCAGACATGCCAGCCGCAGCAGTCAAGTATCTCGCACCAACACGGTGTGTTTGTTCTTCATTACATAGGATGATGCACTTCGCACCCTGATGCGCAAAGCCATTCGGCCCTGCAATCAGACTGGCATGGAACGATGTCTTGCCAGTGTTAGGACGTGCGCCTACTTCAATCAACTGACCGCTACTTACACCCTCTACCTTGAGGCACATGCTGGGTATATTGAATGTCCACTTTGCTTCCAGTTCAGCCTTCGCCATGAGTGTCTCAATGCTGATGTCATCCCATTCAATATTCAGATTGGGGATAAAGTCATCACCATAGTTCTCAAGCAGATTACGCAGAGACTCCAGTGTAGTGGCATCACCATTGACCATATCAAATCCAATGTTTGCCACATCCTCACCAATCACCTGACGGAACAACTTGGACAGCACCTCTTGTGAGATGTCATGCCCCATAGTGCTTTCATTCTTGATGGTAGAGAACAGGCTGGCATAAGACTGCTTCTGCGCTGTAGTCAGTGTCGGATTGTCCGACATGAATAGTGCCTCTACTTCGTCAGGCGATACACTACGATTGTATCTGTCCATTGCCGCGTCAATGGTCTTCTTAATCTTACGGACATCCTTGCTAAACAGACGGTCAGGGCATTTAGCACCGCGATGGTCATCGTAGAATGACTTGTCCATAAGGCTTCGTATTAACGATAGTTCCATATTACTTATCTCCTATGCTGGCTAACCTTTGCAGGTCATGTGGGTTACGATATTTGAGGTCATCATGTAGACGAAGAACATTCACATCATCTACATAGCCTCTGAGTTCCTTTGCCATAGCTAGTGTCTTTGGTAGTGCATCGGGGTCTAGTGCTATGACTGCTGTTGAGAACTGTGAGAGATACCTCTTGTGTGACTCCTGCAATGATGTTCCCAACACAGCAACCCCAACAAAAACATCACTGCCTACAACTGCGGCACTCACACAGTCCTCAACAACTACAGCGACTTTAC